GCTTGTTGGAGCAGACTCTGCTGGTAATCAATTCCGTGGGTTAGCTCATTACATGAAGGACAGTACCTTTACAGCCTCAGTTGTAACAGGTAAAGAGTCTGACGGTACTGATGCACACTCAAGAAACGCTGCAATACTAGGAATCTCAAGATCAGCAGCTAAATCTTTCATCTATGCCTACTTATTTGGGGCAGGTGTTGCTAAACTAGGAGAGGTAATCACAGGTTTAAAGAGTCCTAAGGCTGGTAAGATAGCAGATGCTAAGTTCAGTGAAGCTTTTCCATTACTAAAAGAACTTAAAGATGATCTGCTACATGAGTTCAATCACAATAAAATGAAAACAGGTATTGGTTTTATAAAGGGTGCTGATGGTAGAAGGATTTTCGTAGGGTCTGACCACCAACTACTTAACTATTTACTACAAACCCTAGAAGGAATCACCTGTAAGACCGCTCTTGTGTACCAATACAAGGCTATTAAGGAGTTAGGTATAGAAGATACATACCCAATCCTTTTCTACCATGATGAAACTGCATGGGTAACCCCATCTAAACATGCCAAAACTGTACTAGATATATCAATAGCAGGATTCCGAGAGGGTCCTAAGTCTGTAGGTGTAGAATGTATGGACGGTGATGGAAAGATTGGAATAAACTATGCAGAAATACATTAACTAAGAGTAATAAGTATGTTTAATAACAACGATAAAGTGTTTGAGATGTTTAATAAGTCCTGTTTGGACAGTGAAATGGAGTACGATAAGGTATTTATAGATGCAGACAGCATCATTTATCGCATTGCAGCCACAACAGATAGTGTTACACAGGCTAAATCAACCTTCAATAAAGCTTTAGATAGCATAATGAGGGACACTGGTGCTGTAAAAGGCTACGTTGCAGTGAAAGGTAAAGGTAACTTCAGGTATAAGATAGCGGAGGACTACAAGTCTCAACGATCTAATGCTAAAGTTGACCCTAAGATTACCGAAAGACGTAATGCAGTGACTGAATACGCTTGGGATAACGATTGTTTCAAGTCCGACAACTGTGAAGCAGATGATATTTGCTGCATCTGGGCTCAAGAAGCTATGGATGCTGGTGAACATTACTTAATTGCACACATTGATAAGGACTTAAACGGCTGTCCCGGTTGGCACTACAACTTTAACAAGAAAGAGTTTTACTTTGTAGGTGAGGAAGAAGCACACCGTTTCTTCTGCTTACAGCTACTAACAGGTGACTCTACAGATCACATCATGGGACTCAAAGGTATTGGTCCTAAGAAAGGTGAGAAGATTCTTGAAGGTGTAGAACATAAAGATCTATTAGATACTGTGAGAAACACATGGCGTGACCACCATCCAAGAGATTGGAAACCAAAGTTAGAAACTTGCTTCAACTTAATATACATGCGGAGAAAGTGGGGTGACTTTAGGCAACTAACTCTTGAGGAGATCTTTGATGCAAAGTAATCTAGGACACTGGACATATGATGGTGAGGACTTCGATGTTAATGACTACTTTGGATTCATTTATATCATAACCAACACTATGTCAGGCAAGAAATACCTAGGCCGTAAGTTCTTTCATGTACACCAAAAACGTAAGAGGGTTCGTGAAAGCCCTTGGCGTACCTACATGGGGTCCTGTAAGCCACTGTCACAAGACATTAAAGACCTTGGTAAGGATAACTTCACCTTTGAAATCTTCAGGCTATACACAAGCAGGGGAGGTCTCAGTTACTTCGAGACTTATCACCTATCAAAGAATGATGTGTTAACCCAAAGGGATGATGAAGGTGAGCGAACTTGGTACAACAGCCATATAGGCGCAGTTAAATGGATAGCTCCCTTTGAGCAATCAGAAGCTGCAAGGTATAAGATATCACAATCAAGGAAAGATAAAGAAGTCTACAAGTTTTCTAATAAGAAAGGTGATGTTTACAACGGTGATAGGTATGGAATACTAGATCATGATAGTAATACAAACCGAAGAGGACTGTCTAAGCTACTGTGTGGTAACCAAAAGACACACAAAGGTTGGTCCATAGTTAAATAAACTAGAGAAATAACATGAGCAAGAAAGAAAAAGAAGTTGAATCCTCAGAATACTTAGAGAAAGATAAACGTAAGCAAGAGCGTATAGTTGCTAAGTCAATAGCAAAAGATCGCAGACTAGATGCTAAGTCTATCAAAGAATCAAGGTGGAACTAAGATGTCAACAACAGAAACTTTCGCTGGACACTACCCATGCCACCACTGTAGCTCCTCAGACGGAGTTGCATTGTGGTCTAATGGCAGGGGTAAGTGTTTCGTATGTAATAAGCCAGCGTTCTTAGATCAATACGATAAGTCAATCAAACCTAAGTACAAAACAAACAACAATGAGAAAGATATGAGTACTGAAACAATACAATCTATAGCTGATTACGATTCTGCTGGAGTCCGTGAGCGTAAACTAACTAAGACAGCCTGTGATTTCTATGATATGAAAGTAGAACGTGGCAACTCTGGTGAGATAACAGCTCACTACTACCCATATACTGTTAAGGGTAATGTAGTTGGATATAAGAAACGTATATTTCCTAAAGACTTTCGTGCTATAGGTGACCTAAAGAACTCTAAGCTTGAGTTGTTTGGTCAGTCTAAGTTCATGCAGGGTGGTTTGAAGATAGTTATTACAGAAGGTGAGCTAGATGCCATAGCTGTACAGCAATCAATGTTAGATAAGTACAACAAGGCATACCCTGTGGTATCCCTACCATCCTCATCTAACATGAAGATACTTGTTGAAAACCGCAACTACCTTAGAAGCTTCAAGGAAGTTATCTTAATGTTTGATCAAGATGAAGCAGGTGATAAAGCTGTCACGGCTGCTGCTAAGATTATTGGTTGGGACGTTGTGAAGGTAGCAAAGCTTACAGAGAATGACCCCTGCGATGCCTACCTAAAGAACCCACAAGATATCTCAACTGCTATCTGGAATGCACAAAAGTATGCACCAGCTTCAGTTGTTCGTGGTGAAGCTATCTGGGAAGCCTATCAGGAACGTAAGCTAACTAAGTCAGTGCCGTACCCTAAGTGTCTAGAAGGTCTCAATGATAAGCTAGATGGTATGCGTAAGGGTGAGATAGTATTGTTCACATCAGGCACTGGCTCAGGTAAATCAACAATGATAAAAGAGATTGTGCTAGAGCTTCAAAGTTCTACTGAGGATTCAATAGGAATGGTGTCCCTTGAGGAGTCCATAGGGGACTCAGCAGAGAAGTTCATCACAATGTTCACACCAAAGAATCCAACAATGGAAGAGGAGCGTCATGCCTTTGACCAAGTGTTTGGTAACGAAAGGTTAATACTTTTAGACCACAATGGAGCAGTGTCAGACAACTCTTTAATAGATCAGATTGAAAACCTTTGCCTACTAGGGTGTCAATACATTATACTAGACCATATAACTATTGCAGTCAGTGAAGGTGCTGATGGTAAGACAGGCAACGAAGCTATCGACGCCATCATGTCAGACCTACTTAAGATAGTTAAGAAGCACAACGTATGGCTTGGTTTAATAAGTCACCTAAGGAAAGCACAAGGAGGTAGGTCCTTTGAGGAAGGTCACCTAAGTTCTATAGATGACATCAAGGGTTCAGGTTCTATAAAGCAAATCAGCTTTGACATCATAACATTTTCAAGAAATCTAGTAGCGGAAAGCGAAGATGAAAGAAACACAATACACCTACGAGTACTCAAGTCCCGGTTCACAGGACGAACAGGAGACTGTGGAAGTGCATTCTACAACACACAAACTAACCGATTGCGAGGACAAGAAGACTTCCTTAGTTACACTGGATAACTCTGAAGGTTTAGAGTTAATAACTGAGTACATAAAAGAAAGATGTGAGGGTAATACCTTCCGTGGGAGGCCCCCAGAAGGGGCCAGACTTATCTCTTCAATGATACCCTACGGATATACTTACGAGAAGCTAACTGTAAGGGCCGTAGCAGGGGCTGTGGCGGCTTATCAGAAGTCCAGAAGGTCATCGTCTAACCCCTTTAAACTAACCGTTACATCGACAGCTGTGGGCTTACAGGTGCTGTCTGCAATGGGTGTTCTTAACACCAACTATAAGGAGATAATTGCAGTAGGAGATCTCTACATGGAGTCATTGCTTCAGTTAGGTTATATCAATATAAAAAGAGAGTACAAAGGATTCAGAGCGCCTTACATTATAGAGCTGTTACCTAAGTGGGTAGAGCTTGGTGAGATACCGCCTGAATATATCAAGCACACTCTCATTGGTACTTCTTTTGTAGCACCTAAAGATATAACATCACTACGTAATGAGTTCACTAAACGTCCATACATAAAACGTATGAGCAGTGAAGAGGACTTTAGTAAAGTTTTAAAGGCTCCCTTTGTATCAGCTCTAAACAAACTACAACAAACCTCTTGGAGGTTAAACATTGTAGTTGCTAAAGCATTAGAGTCTAACCTTGAAATGTTTATTGATCTTAAAGATACATCTACTAAAGCTAAATCAAAAGCTATAGAGATGAAGTTTGTAATTGCTAAGATGAATGCTATTGGTGATCGTGACTTCTTTCAAATGGTTGAATGTGATTACAGGGGTAGAGTGTACTACACTGAACCCTTTCTAAACTTCCAAGGATCTGATGTATCTAAAGGACTCTTTGAGTTTGCTTCTTCAAAAGCAATGGACACTGAGGGTTACAAGTGGTTGTGTATACACACAGCCTGTTCTTACAACCAATCATATGAACTAGGGGAACTACCATCATGGGTGACAGCGGATTACAAAACCTATCTTCAAGACGAAGGATTATCCACAATATCAGTAGACAAGATGACACTAAAGGACAGAGAACTGTGGACCCTAAACAACCTGACTTGGA